GTTCCCCCCGCATTCTGCCACTGGTTCCATTGCGTAATCTGCTTCAGGATGCCGTTCATGTCCTGGCCGTAGGGAGGCACACCACCTGCGGCGATCGGCAAGAATGTCAACGGCGGAAACCCCGTCGTCAGGCTTGCGGCTCCATTCTGGATGCCAACCTGCGAAGCAGTCGGAATGGATCGCACATACGACCCGCCCGCGCTTGCCGCCCATGGAATTGGAAACTTTGGCGGCGGGGACGAATTCGACATGGCTAACGCTGGCGCAATCAGCGCCAAGAAAATCAAGCCAAGCAAAGCGCGAAGGGATTTCATTTTGATCCTCATGGGCTGACTGAAATGTTCACCGTCACGCCGGTAGGCTGCGGCAGAACGCCAGTTTGATAGACGATGGATTGCTCGACGGGGGTAAGTGCGAAATCGAAGGTATATGTCATCGTCATGTCCTCGCCATCGACAACATAGCAACGCCCGCGTCCTGGTAAAAGTGTCAGGAGGATATTGTTTAGAGACGGTATTGAACCGTCCGTGATATTCGAAAGCGCCTTGGCATAGATCAGCGTGCGGAATGCATCATCCGATAAGGCGTAGTTGGTAGTTGTTCCCTGACCGCTGTACCAAGGTGCTTGGCCGAAAGGTGTAATTCCCGTTCCGCTGGCCTCTTCAAACCCCATATAAGAACCGGTAGCGACCTGAATAACTCGGTTCACGCCGACGATGCGGCCCCAAATATCGAGGCCAATGCCTTGCGCCGTGGCGACGTTGAAGATGTTATCATAGAAGAGATCGAAATTCGCGGTTTGGTCGAGAGCCTGAAACCATCCTTCAATCAAGTCCGTGATGGGAAGCGAATTCGCATATTGCGAAATTATCGTATCCCATGGATTGAACGATGGGATAGACCCGATGGGACTGACGCCAATCCCAAATAGACCAATTGCGTTTGATCCGGTGACGGGGCCGGGAGGATACGGCGCCCCCGAGATTGCCGATTCGAATGGGCTAATGCCAAAATCAAAACTGCCAAAATCCGATCCGCTCATGACACCACCACCGCGATATTGGCAGCGACGACGGCGGGGGATTGATTGGCATGAACCTGAACCGACATGCGAGACGGCGTTTCCGCCACCATGGCTTCACTTCCGACAGTCAGAGACGCACTGATAACCCAGCTTGAACCGCTTCCGCTTATGATGGTGACGCCTTCGGGAATATGCACGCCGCCGTCAGAAATTGTTTGTCCGTTCGCCAGCGCTCCGGATGCAACGGCCGAAACCGTTAGAGCGGTTCCGCTGATTGCTCCGGTGAACGAACAGTCTGGATTATTGTCCGATCCCATGTAGAGTGAACGGACCTGAACCCATGATCCGAGTTGCTGAATAGCTGTCGAATACCAAGATGCCAGAAGCAGACTATTGATGCGCGCGCGCGGGATGTCGGTTACAGACCCAGCGAATGCATTGATGATTTTCTGTTGGATTTGATCGGCCGCATCGGACGGAACAGTAGGGCCGGAGACGATATTGATCGCGAACAAGACCTGAAGCGTCGTAGGAATTTCGAAGCTGACGGAATACGGAACCGGAGCCGCATAGAGTGGGTTACTGTCATATGCTGTCACGGTCGTATTGCCGTAGTAGGCGGCGCCCGGACCTTTCTTCGACAGAATAGCTTGCGCCACGGCAGATTGCGTTCCACCGACCACGCAAACGTAAATCGTATGCGCGGGTATCGTGACGCCATTGATCGTGACGGGGCTGGACGATCCGTTATCGTATCCGTAGTGGTCAAGCACCCCAGAGACCTTAGAAACTGCTCCGATGATAGCCCCGATGGTGCCAAAACTGTTTCCGGCCACACTCTGCGCTCTACGCGCTTCGAATGCAGACCGGGCTTCAACGTCTTCACCAATTGTCCCGCCCGTGCATGTCACGCTATCCCAACCCGGGACCGCCTGAACAATCGACACTTCGTTCGTCTCTGGAATAGGCAGGGGTCCAACAGTGGTATTGGAGAATTGAAGAGTGATTGTGCCAGCCGCGGGGATTGTTCCACCTGTGGTACAGGCATAGGTATAACCAATGTTGTCTTGGATTTGGGCGCCAGTTTGTATCACAACACCCTGAGCGCCTACGCACGCGATATTAAGGACCGTAGGAAGCGGAGGATTGCGCGTGATGAAATAGATGCGCGCTATACCGTCCTGCCAGCGTCCGGTTGCGTAGGCCGGATCGAACATGTTCGTGATGAAACAGAAATTGTCTTGGGTGTTCGAAATCGTCGCCGTTAGGCTTGAAGACCACTGCCCTTGTGGTGTTGAATTAACGACTTGTCCGGATGTGGTGGTAAAGTTAAGACCCCCACCAAAGGCAGCCTGCATATCAGCTTGAACGCCAGCAAGAATAGACGATGAAGAAGCCGATACAAACCCCGTCGATCCAAAAGTCACATTAGGAATGTTGGTCGTGAAAGCCATCAGAATGCCGCCACTGTGGTTTGACCGTTTTTATCGGTGACTTGGACTTGGCCGGAAAGAGACCGTTGTGAAAAGCTACTGAAATATACTTGGGCACTTTCGACATTTGTAACATTGAGCGCCGCAGTAACAAACTGAGACCGAACATAATTGAGCGGTGGAAGTTTGGCGAGGATATTATCCCAACTCACACCTTGCGTGTTGTCATAATAAAGCTCGCCCAGCCAAAGTTTGATCGCGCTCGCTGCGTCTTGGGCCAAGGCATAAGGCTCGTCCGCAATGGCGATATTCCCACTGGAATCGACAACGGGACACCATGTCTGCGGATTGAGATAAATAGTGCTCACGTTGCCTTAACCTTCGTCGCAGAGGAATTATCTGCCAGCTTCACAGGCTGAGAACCACCACCAAGGCTTGTCGTATCTGTGCTTGTCAATTTGGCAATACCCGAGACGTTTCCAGAGCGATCAAATAGTACTCCATTAATCGTAATTCCGGTAGAACTTGTTACGATGGTATTGCCATTTTTGTCAGTGACATTGATCCCTTCAGATGTGAACTCGACATATTGCGTCGGGCCAGACCCGATGACGCTGAAGAGATAAATACCATCTGAATTCTGGTGTTGCCGACGTGACCCAGGGTTTGATTTGGCGCCATTATTGGCCTTGACGACAGATATGTCTCTGTCTGCAAAAACCGCTACTCCCACATCACCAACAACAGGATCACAGATGAAAGCGTTTGATCCACCCTGAATTCGACCGAACGGCAATCCAAAAATCTGTGCGGAATCTGACCCATTTCCGATACCATCAATCAAGTTCACAAGTTGTGTAACGTCAACAGTGCCAATGCCTTCGGTTCCACCGCCATAAACAGCGTCAACACGAACGAGAGCGGCAGTGCGAACGAAAGCTAATATTCTCTTGATTAAGAATGCTGTACTGTTGAGACGGCCATTCCCGTTTGTTACCCCAGCCTGTCCTGAATACCCCGCTCCGCGTGCATCACTCATCATTCATCACCGCGAAGGAGCAACATTGCCGTAGCCGACTGGCGTGCATTGAACCGATAACTCCCACCGACCATGCGGCGTTATAGTCTCAAGATCGGCGGAGAGATTGCAGACAATCCAATTTGAACCACTCGCCGCGGGAAGAGAGCTTTCCACCTCGACGCGCCCGCCAAACATAACCGATGTGCTGAATAGCATCCTGAAGGCGATTCCAAGCGAAAAATAGGTCGGATACCCGATCATTCCTGTCTTTGGTGAAATCTTCGGTATTTGTGTAGCCCGGCTTTGGCCTGGGTTCCAAATCGCTAAGATACCACCCTGTCCGGAATTCCATTCAATCCCGGCATGTTGGACAATCTGTTGTGCCTGAGACCACGCGGAACCTTGATAGGATGGGTTTGAAAGCTTCGCGGTGACGCCATTGTTTTCGAACGTCAACCCCATTTGAGACGCAAGGCCGGAAAGCATCATCGCTACGTCGGCGTTGCCTTTTATAGATGTGGGAGATGAAGGCTTTAGAGCAGTATCAAGTCCTGTGTAGACATCAACAACAAACGGAACTTCTGGCATGCTCGAATAATCGCCATAGGCGTTTTGGATTGTGCCGCGAAAGACTTCGCTCATAACGCCACCAGTAACACCGGCTTGAACGACAACAGTATTACGCCGAACCGTAGTAGCAATCTGTCCTAATGTGCAAAGCTTGTTCATCATCGATTGCGTCATGCCGTAAATTCGCATATGCGCAACCGGCATAGTCATGCCGCCAGCTTGTTCGATGTGTACGCTTGCCCTAAGTTTTCCGAGATCAACTGTCGTCTGACCATCGGCGCCGAAGTTTCCAGTCCCAAGGATGAATTGGAACGTCAAAAGCTTCTCGACAAACGATGTTTCAGGCACGTTAACCTACCCCAGCAGGAAGTTCATCCGAACTGACATATAGAAGTACGTATCTGTCCCCAAGTCCTGTGTAATATGGGTCAGTATCGCCTTGATTATCGAAGAAGAGAAGGTCCCCAGAAAACCCAAGATAGAGATCACGCACAATCCGATTCATATTTTGACAAAGAACGCCCATGATGATGGAGTTATTATTGACCAGAACGTCCATGAACATGCCGAAGTCGGTTTGCCGGATATTCAACTGCGTATTTTGGTTATCAAGTTGAATGGTAAGTGTCTGATTTGCGACTGCTTGAAGCGGAACGATTTTCATTAGTGCCCCGCAATCTTGTCGAATTGCCCGCTATTTGAGTTTGCGAACGCGGCAGCATATGCGTTTTGCTGCTGGCTGCTTGCGGCAGTCGTTTGAAGCGTCCCGTCGTTCTGTGGATCGTTATGCGTGACGTTCTTCGCGTTGGTGACAGGCTTAACGTTTGGAGACGTGCTATAAGTTGCTGTCCCCGAGACGCGAACCTCTTCGCATATTAAATCCACCACTAAAAGCCCGGCATTATCGGCGCGGCGCTCATAGTCGTAGTCTGTGACATTCACATTTGGGTAGGTTTCTTCCGGAGTTACGAGGTCATATAAGTCAAGAGACTTTTTCGCCGCAGCTACAGAATTGAGAAAATTGATGCGGTCTGCAAGCGACCCACCCGTCACATATCGTACACGCCCCACAAAAGGCATTTGGACCTTATTGTAGGAAGAAAACCCTCCTTCTTCAACGGGGTAATCAGAAATCTCAGACGGCGCTTTGAAACCAAAGACCGCAATGCTATTCGCCGTGATTACGGCTGCACCATTCTGATAAAGCCCCCACTGAGGTGTTGCCGATCCATTAGGTGTAGAAACATCATCCGTAGTCATCACTTCCGGGTCTGGCGGCATGTCTTCAGAGCGGACAATCGGGACACCGGGAGAAAGCATTACATCGGCCCCGTGTTGGCTTGAGTGGCCATGTCGAGATTATCAACAGCGCCACCAATAGACCGCCAAGTGCTAGCGGAATCGCGGGCGCCACTGGCGTCAACATTAATTGTCCCGATGTGGGTTTCCTTGGATAAGTCGTAGGCCCGATTGTTGGTCATGGCTGACCCTGCCAGAGCTGCTGTAGAAGCCCCAGCACCCGTCCTAGAGCCCGCTTGTGCAGAGCCACCTAGGAGGCCCGGAGAAGATGCCGCCCACGTCCCGTGCAGCGCTGCGCCGATGTCAGCGAGGATTGCGGGATTGCCTGATCTTAGGTCCGCTAGGAGATCGCGACCGGGCCGGTTTTTGGCATAGTCGCGTTGTGCTAGCCACCAAGCAGCCCTATCTTGGCTAGCTGGGCTAAAGTCCTTTAGACCAAGTGCCTTTTGAGCTTCTGCCCAAGTTCCGGGTTGGAATTGATAAGCACCAGCCGCGTGGCTCATGCCCTGCGGACCCATCTTCCCACCCCATTGCGGGAACTGGCCGAATCCAGAGAAGGAACCGCCGCCATAGAGGGCGTTATAATTTCCTCCGCTCTCGCGATTTCCAAGCGCAGCAAGAAGCCCTTGACCTTCGGTAGGAACGTCACCATTCCTTCCAACGCCATTCCCTTTATTCAAGAATTCGGCAAATCCAAGAGTGACAGTATCCAGAATTGCACGGTGCCAAGGACCTTTATCTGCGAAACTGGTAACATCATTTCCCATGCTTCCCCAGATTTTAGACCAAGAATTTTTTACATCCGTCCAATGCTCAATTAATTCATAACCGGCAACGACAAGAAGGCCAATGCCGGCGATAATCCAGCCAATAGGAGTTGCTTCAATAGCAACCGATGCCTCAAGGAACGCCGCGGACACTCCGGGTAATACAACCTGTGCCAATTGCGCGAGACCAAGCAGCAATTCTGTCGCAGACAGTAACCGTAAAACCTTGAAAAGGGCGCCTAGACCTGAAGCAGCCGTGGCAATCGCCGAAACAGATAGTCCGACCGTAATTGCTGTCCCAATGGCGCCAAGTCCAACAGCAATTGCGGTAAGAACATTCGGGTGCGCTTGTAGCCAATCTGACGTACTTCGAAGAAGATCGGCCAAACTTTGCAAAGTCGGCGCAAACCGGGTCATTAGCGTCATTCCGAGACGTGCAGATGCTTCGTCTAATGCTCGGTATGCTAATTGAAGCTTTTGCGCCGCGGCGGCGTCCTGATCGTCTGGCCCATATTTCTTTGCGACTTCAAGATAGTCCTGCATTGCCTTACGGCCGTGAATGACTGCGTTGACGGTGCCAGGATCAAGCCCCAGGTTACGCCCCCATGCCGCCGCTCTCGCCGGGTCCATAGTAGAAAGCTTATCGGCAACGTCTAAAATCCATTCAGAGAACGGCCGCATGTGTCCTTCGGTATCCGACAACTGGACACCAAGGGCGCGGAAGTACGGAATAGCCCCGCCTGCTTCGCCGGTAATCGCAAATTGCTGAAACTGGCTTACAATTCCAGCGACGGAATTTGTGAATGCGTCAGCATCGCCGCCACCAAGACGGATAGCCCCGCGCCACTTCCCTATCTCTTTTACGCTAGTATCAAGAGTGTAAGCGGTACGACCCAAATTGGCATTTATCTGCGTCATTGCAATCGCGAAGTCTTTGATGCCTCTGCCAGCCGTAAACGCTGCGAAGAGACCAAACGCCGTCGTTGCTACCTTTTGGAGACCCTGAAGTGACTTTTTAGTGTCGTCTTCAATGTCGCGAGAGTGCTTTTTCCCGTGTTCTTTCGCCTTTGCCAACTCGGAAAGAGCGTCCTTCAACCCTTTTGCGAAGGACTTAGGATCGAGCCCAAGTTCGACCACAAGCGAGTCCACAATTGATGCGGCCATGACTATTCGCTCCGCTTCGCAAGAATGCGGCGGTTATGGGCATCAACCATGATGATGTCGATGAGGTCGTATAGGTCGCGAACACCAAGCACAGAGTCTAACTCCGCGTATGTCGCTTTACCCGCCGAGATGACCGTGCCGACCGTGGCGGGGATGTGGGAGGGATATTCGCAGAGGCCACTTGCGCTGCCGAGATCAACGCTGACTTGATCTCGGCCCAAGAAAAACCCGTGTGCAGTTCGAATACCTTTTCCTTCAGAAGCCAGCGTGTCGTGACTTCCTCTATATCATCATCTGTCAAAGGACGGCCCGCAGGCAAAGCCGGAACCTTGATCTTGATACACGTCATCAATTCGTCTGCGAGTTCTATTGCAGGTCCTTCGGAAATACCAAAGAGTGCCTTGAAGCCGAGAGTTGCAATCCCGGCAATTCCGGCGCCTTTGACGTGATCGATCTTAGCCCCAGAATTTCCGACAGCGAGAACTGCACGATTAGCCCAACGTTCAGCTTGAAGCGCTGGCATTTCAGTGATGATGAAGGTCTTCCCACCATCCCGATTACGGCGATTCTCCGGAACGTCGGAAGAACTCTTTGGGATGGTGAATTCAATTTCCCTGCGCATAGACTAACTCCGCTGCGGAACGACTTGCTCCCAACGCAAAGTATACTTGCGGGGCTGGACCAATTTCTTGATGGCCGCTAATCCGCCCGGAGGGGCATCTGTCCAGAAGCCATTGATACATGACCACTTGGTTGAAAGTCCAGTGAGAATAACAGTCATGCTCGCCGATAGAACATCGCCATAAGGAGGCTGTTCGGCTGCGTCCCATTGTTCGAAGATGAAGTTAGACGGTGAATCTGCCTGCAACGTAATCGTCATCGGTTTTTCGTTGAAAACAAATCCACCGGACAGAATGCCATCAACGCCCATGAGGGTTTCGATGCGTTTGACCTGTTCAACATCGAAAATATCGTCGGCTGCGAAGCCTTGAAGTTGCTGCGGCGTATCAAAGAGACCGGGGACCGACAGCATCAGGACTGCATTTGCGCCTGTGAGAGACATTTTAGAACCTTTCCTGAATTACTGTAAAACCACGGAACCCATGTTGATGGCCTGTATGCTGCCCCCATCACAGTACATAAATTTGAACGGGGGCGACGTACGCGCCTGACGCTGCGCAGCCGTCGCAGGAGTTGCAAGAAGATACCATCCCTGTTGCTGGATGGTGGACGCGATGTCCTTTCCGGCCGCGGTGTTCACGGCAAGGGTCTGCGACGACGAAAGCGTTACACCTTTGACAATGACACCGCAATTCAAGGCAGCTTTGATGTCGTCAGCGAGTACCTGCTCAACGGTCGCGTATCCCGCCGTAGTATATGGGATCGAATTGACCGTATTGAGATAATCGGCAATCGAAGTGATGAATCTCTGGTTTAGCCAAATCTGATTAGCGTAGGTATCATACCACGTGAACGGTCCGGAAATTGTGCCGCGCTGATACCAGATATAATTCTTCTTCGCCGTCGAATAGGCGCCATAGAAGTTGTAGCCGTTACCCCAACTATCTTCGGTTTGAGGGTTACCGGCAAGATTGGTTGCGACCGATGACTGAGTAACGCCCGCTACGAGGCCGGACAGATGTTTGAAGGCCGGAGTGATTCGGCCTCCCTTGACATCAAAATTAATCGATGCCGTCATGCCCGCCACAAATGCCTCAAGATACTGGTTGCTTGGTTCCCATAATGGGGCGGTGCCGGAGTAATTTAGAACCTGCGTTACCTGATAACCAAAGCTATTCGTTGCCGGGTAAGTCGCTGCCGGATTTGGATCGGTATCCCACCCAAGGTAAATCCAACGATTTCCTTGGAGAGATACCCATTGCGAGAATGCCAACTTTTGAGTGATCGTTCCGGGACCGCCATCGGGATCGAATTCAGTGACAAATGTCGCCCAATTCTGGGTAATCCCCGTTAACGAAGTCATAAACGTAGCTGGCGTAGCAGGATCGGCGCCTCGGCTGAGTGCAACCGCAGTCGTGGAAGTCATGTCGAGAGATGTTGCGAGTGTTCCTGTGGCATAGGCCATCGTAGACGCAACACCGCGGACGCCAGAAGTCACCCAGAATGCGCCAGACACCGAATCATAACTGACGATGGGGGGCGTTCCCTTCGCGAGAATATCGGTAGAGCCCGCAGTCTGATAGACGCTGACGTAATATGTCGGATGCGTAGCGACGATAGGGCCAACACCGGTCACAACGGTATTTGCCGAAATTCCACTACCCGAAAGCGTTTGACCAACAGCAATAGCGCCCGAAGCCACGGCGGTTTCCGTCAACACGCTGTATTCAGACGTAATGGTCGTTGAGGCCGTGATTTGGTTGATATTTACTGCGTAGCTTCCGACACCTCCCGTGGTTCCCGAAAGCTGATTATCAACGACGGTATTTGTCGTCACGTCAGTTCCGGCAAGAATGGAACCGGGGACAATGATGCCGGATGCAACATCCGTGACGTACATCACATTGCCAGCAATCGAGGCCGTAAAGCTTGCCGTAGCCTCTGCAATAGAGCCGGTGATTTCCGCCGCTTGGGGAAGGGTAACCGTAATCGCGGTCGTAATGAGAGTGGCTGCATTAGACGGGCTAGTTGCCGCCGCAAGGCTCACGCCAGCGGTTGCCCAAGTGAGGCCGTCCACAACAACAGAGAACGTTCCCGAAAGTCCCTGAAGCTGAAGCAAGGAAAGAGCAGAAACATTGCCGCCTTGAAGCCACGCCGCAACCGATGCCGGATTGTACTGGGTAATCAGCAATGCACCGGGGAATTTTGTCGCGTTGTCATAGCCCGCGAAATAACGTTCGGCATAAGCATACTGAGAACTGGACAGCCCGAAATACGTTCCGACCGCAGTTTTATCCGAGAACGTCGCGGCGGTTCCGATGGGAACACGATAACTGGTAGTCAACAGGATATTGTTGAGGTCGATGCTGCCGCCACCTGCGGAGAGCACACTCGGCAAAACATTGATGATCTCAGGGGAGACGGGGATCGTACCCATTCGGTATTCTCCTTAGGAAACGGGGAAGGTTGCGTCGATTTCTTCAGGGATGACAGTCGCGGCATCGAACGCCTGCGCAGGGACGGTCACGATTGGATTGATTTGGAGATAGCAGTCTACACACCAACGAAATTCATACTGGCTTTGATCGTTCACAAATGGCCGCTGTTGCGGATCGTCGCTGTATAGCGGGGAAACATTTGCGTTCTCGGCAGCAAAGAACTGTACGGCATATTCATCGCGGAACGTGGTCGAGAAGACTTGCACGTTATCGGGAGACAATGGGCCGTGAAAATCCAACTGCACCGTCATCTCGGTTTCTTGCATCATCGTGGCTTGGCCGGATGCCATTTTCTCGGATGCAACATTCTGCGTCGATGAGATGAGGTAAGTTCCAACGCCCCCAGGAACTCCAGTCAACTGCCGCGTAATCGACGTATTTGCGGCGACGTTCGTGCCAAAAACGATAGCGCCAGCCGTAATATTACCGACAAGCATTTCCGAGACAGCTAGCGTCGTCGCCGTGATAGACCCGATGAATGAGCAATCGTCCGTACTGTCTATGTTTGTCGCAAGACGAAGGCGCCGAAGCGGCGTCATTAGGACGTAGTTATCGCTCTTCGGTTCAGGAACTCTATTGATCTGTGCGAGAATGCATTCCGTACCAGTTGGAAGCACAGTCAAAATGAATGAGCGCAGAGCCTTGCAAACGTCGGATTGCGTGATTGATGGCGTCATCTGTCACGATCCTACTTGCAAAGTCCCGCACACCTTACACCATGACGCGGGTCCGCCATCACTCCATTGCTCCAGCGTAATCGTCACAAGCCACGTTCCCGCATATGCGCCAGATGCAACAGTAATCAAATCACCGCCTTCTTTACTTGCACGAACAACGCCAGAAATCGCGCCATACAAATAAAATGCAGCGAGTGATCCTTGCAAGTTGAGGCCGTCAATCTGACGTAAATCCTTGCCGCTGAGGGCTTGGATTTGAGCGCGTACAGGAACAGGCGTTGCATAGGACGGAACCTGCGCTCCGTCATCGTTCGTGGTATAGCCAGTCGATTGCTTGAGGTTGACTGTAATATCCGGGTTTACGGCCGGAATTACCGAACGAACAACGCCATGCATATTCACGTCGAATACCTATCAAGCTTTCTGGACGGTAAATGCAATCTTGATAGTTCCATTCAGAGCCGCGGAAGATGCGATATTCTGGACAACAATCACAACCGACCCGGCCGCAGGTGTCACAGTCGCAACCGCGGGATTGCCAGTCGTGGCTCCGCCAAGCTGAACGCTGGCGAAAACCTGATCGGCGGCGGCGATGGTCGAATTGGTCAACGTGAGAGTGTACGTCGCACCCGCGGCAGTCGTCAGAGATTCCGAGGTTATGATGCCAGAAGACTTGTTGAGGGTAGCGGCACCCGCCGTCGCCGTGGCGGTCTTTGTCCCGGTATCAACCTTTGCGGACGCAACCGTTGCCAGCCCGGAGCTTGAAAGCGTGGTGGCCGCCACAGCGGCAGGTGTGGAGCCTCCAATCGGAGTCCCGTCAATAGTGCCACCGGTAATCGCGACAGCGGCACCAGAAGGCCCGACAGACCATGTGGGAGAGGCCAGGGTATTCGTGTTCTGATAGAGTTGCCCGTTGTAGATCAGCAATGCACCGGCAATGGCGACATTCGCCAGCGTTCCGCTCGTCCCATTGACCGGTGCGGCAGTCGAATAAAACAGCGGCAGGATGGTATCGCCGATGGCGGTGTCAAGCACCGAATAGGTACGAGTGGTCATGTCAGTTATTCTCCTGAGGAAGGAACAATTTCGGAATCGATGGCATTGAGCATGATGGCCTGATCTACTAGCGGCTTTGTAGATGCGCCGTAGTTGGTCTTACCGTCTGCAACTCTCTGTGCAGCTTCGCCAACGGTTTTGCCCGTCACAACAAGAGACGGATCATTTGAGCGCATCCCGCGTAACATCACAGTCACTGGGCTAAGTGGCGGGTCATTGGTCTTGATGATGCTTTCGCGCAGGGCGCCTTTTACGTCTTCGCCAAGTTGCGCCAACGTCTTTTCAACGTCGTAGTGATTGGCTTTCAGACCGCGTTTGATCTTTCCAGACCATGACGGACTTTCGTCTTTGACCATATTTCGGAAAAACGGCCGGGGCGGGATACCGCGTTTAGGGGCACCACCATCCTGAATAGCTGCAATCATCGCGACGGGTGTTCCATTAGGATACGTCGCGTTTTCGAGGAAACCAATTCGGACCTTTTTGCTTGCCCCAAGTTTGTCGGCTATTTCCTTGAGCTTGGAAGCGATCTTATCGCCGCCATGAAAATCGCCCATTAGTTCCGGTTCCAATTAGGACCAACAAAGGGCGTTCCGGGATAGAAATTCGTCGGCGGACCCGGAATATATCTCATGCGGCGGTACTGGTTCGTCGCAGCCCACCAGAAAGAACCATATTTGGATTGCAGCCAAAATGCCGCAGATACACTGATATTGCTGCCGTAATCAGTCTGGACCGAAACGCTTCCCTCTGTCGCCGAATTTATCCGGCCCACGACTTGGGCGGCAGGCTGAGTATTTGTGCCGTTATAAAGAAACGCAAGGTGTGCAACGGCATAGTTCATCAAGTTGAGTTGCGTCGTCGGCTTCGAAATCGGGCCGCCACCATCGTTGCGCTGTAGAGTAGACGCAACGATGTCGAATAGCACTGTCGCCTGAGCCTCGATCACTGTGGTCGAGAACTCAGGAAACAGAGCGATCCATGCGGAATAGTTGAATGCGACGACGCATCCCATTAGGCTGCCATTACATCAGCGGTTTCGATTGCACTAATGGAACCAGCCGCCGCATTACTCTTGCGAGGAATGCGAATATCTTTCGGCTGGCCTTTCGCATCAACTTCAACAGTCAGGGGCTCCAAACCAGAACGGAACTCCTTCCGGTCTTTGGCCGCGTCTTTAGCGGATGCCTCGGAAGCATACGCGAAGACGCAACCATTTTTCAGAAGCGGGCTTTGCTCGTTCTGCTTAAGCCATTCTGCGAACCATTGAGCATCGACGCCCGGCGTCAAGGCATACGCAGAATTATTGATTCCGCGCACGACAAGACACCGATGCATCGGGTCTTTGGAGATTTCCGGAGACGGCCCGAAGAGCGTAACGGTTTCATAACTGTCATCCAAAACAGCCTCGCGGGTAAGCCGCTTGGCGTCAGGGATTCCCATAACGGCCTCGTATTTGTCCTCAAACTTGTAGAGCTTAAGGACGAGGCCGTTAGAGACATTGCACGCCACTGTAACCGTACCGTTTTCGGGAAGCTTTTCCGAAGGGATTTTCGGCATAAGAATGATTCTCCTAGAAGTTACCGATTAGATACCAAGCGTGGACGAACTGGCAACCGGGATTTTCCATACGACGCCCCAGCAACCACCTGTGATTTTCTGTTTGAAAGACGACATATCACGGATGATGGGGTGCGAACGAAGTTTTTCACTGAACCCGGCAAATCGCGTCTTCTTACCTTCCAACTCACGGACAATAAGCTGCGCGAAGTTGCCGCCCTGAATACCCTGCGGATTGGTCGCCGAATAGGCACCCAACTGCGGAGCCGTCTTGACCTTGAGGCGGGGGAGGCCTTCGGCAAGAAGTTCGCTCGTGGTGAGACCGTAGGAGTTCGCCGCTTTCAATGCCGTAGCAGAGAGAGGCGACAAAGCAAGCGTCATTTCGCTATCTTCGTCAACAAGGCCCTGGTTACGGTTCACCACGTCAGTATACATGGCGAGAATGTCCGTGTACACCTCGTTTGGAGTGGCTTTCAGAGTGCTGCCGACGAACCAAGTCGTGCCGCCGTAAGCCTTCGGCGCAGGCGTGAGAGAAGCAGGCAGCGCCGGATCATTGAGGCCGCCATAATTCTGCAACCCGCCGATACCGAAGAAGTAATCGAGATTTTCGAAACGGCGCATGTTGTTGACAGCCGAAGCGTCCATCTCAGATACCCAATTGATGCGGGCCTCACCGGCACGCGCCAACTGCAATTCACCGTACTGCTTCACACCCTGGTAAAGGTAGTTCTGGCGCTGCGGGAAGTTGGTGTTAACGCTCGTCTCGCCAGAGTTGTTGTAATCCCCGTAAGACGACACTTCACCCGCATGTTCAACGACCGGGAACATCGCCGTGACGGTGGTCCAGTCGCCTTTGCGTTCCTCGCCGTAGATTTCCGCGGCCTTCACCGGAGCCTGAACGATTTTCAGAATATCCGGATCAATGTAGTTCAGAAGATACCACGGAATGCCACCGTTCGGGTCAGTCACAAGGCCGGGCTGGGCATCCATTGCCATAGAGTAGCCGCGGTTCTTGTTTTTGAAAGCGTCCGGCGTATAGCTTTGGACGCTATCCAATGCGTAGATACCGAAGATGTCTTCAGCCATCTGCTTGTTGGCCCGGAAAGCAGCCCGAGCCTCACTCAGAGTGTTAAACATATTGATGATTCTCCTTGTTTTGGCTAGGCTTAGCCGAGGGGCTGCGCGGAAATTTTGACAAGCTCTCCGGCAAGAGCAGACGACACCGCCGTCCATTTCGTCTCGACGTTGGTCGTGCCAGTCAAGTTACCCTGGCCGCTATTGCCGGACGATTGCGTGAGATTGACGATGGCGGTGCTGGTAGAACCACCAGTACCGGTCAAAGTCTGAGTGATGACCGTACCCGCGGTAACTCCCGCAGTTGCGCCGGTCAAAAGGCTACCGAGACCGAACAGGCCAGAGGTAACCGTCGTCAGAGTGAGAAGGCCAAACGAGATACCGGTATAGGTGACGCCGGAAACCTGCTCCGGAACGCTGACATAATACCGGCCGATACCGTTGAGTGCCTCGCCAGTAAGAAGCGGGGTAATCTGCGAAACAACGTAGCACGATGCAGCGCCAGTACCACCGGTCAAGAGCGCGCCAATCGCGATACCGTAAGTGCCGGAAACCGCCGAAACAGTCAGAATATTGCCAGCGACAGTGCCGGTAAGCGTCGAGGTTTGCGCCGTGATGCCCCAAGCCGTCGCCGTAGCAGTGGCAGGAGTAGCAGTCGCCGCAAAGGTCGCAAGGCCGCTTGCCAACGTGGCATAGGCTTTCTGACCCGGAAGCGCCTGAGTGGTGCCGCTATTGACAACCCAGAAGTCACCGCCTGTCATAAGGCCCATCTGATAGCCCGAGGGGATCAGCATGGAAGCGTCGGCCAAGAAGCCGGTAATCAAGCCTTGCTGAAGACGAGGCACAAAGCCCGCAACAGAACCCGACCCGAAGGAATTGACAACGGCGTATTGGCCGTCACCATCCACTGGGGCAGTTGTCCACGCAAAACGACCGACATAGACGCCAGCAGGACCAGCAACGAGGCCACCGGGGCCTGCATCATAGTTGTAATAAACATTGGCGCTAGCGAAGTCACCCGCCACGCCTACGGCCGGAACAGTGTTCACGGACGTTTGAAATCCACCAGTCATGAGATTCTCCTTTTCGATTGGCGGGCGGTTAAGCGAAACGATGCGCGTCAGGGAAGATCGTATCGAAGCTCGAATGAGCTTCGGCCGAATCCTGCGCGAAGGTTTCACGGGGCGATTTACCGGGCTGCGGGATCAGTTCGATCATCGCCCGGTGGGCAGACGGATCAATCTTGCTGATGTCGAGTTCGGGGCGTAGGGCTTTGAGCGTCTCACGATAAACATCAGAGGCGCTATCACAAGCCATGTTGACCTTGCCAATCCAAGGATTGACAAACTCAATGGCTTCGCGAAGCTGGCGCTGTTCGGAGAGAACGGCCGCGCGGGTGGACTTAATGGCAGCGTCCATGGCCTTCTTGGTCACGGGCTCTTCATCCTTGCCTTTTTTGTCCTTGGCTTCCTTTTCCATACGCGCCTTTTTCTCTTCCTCAGTTTCGCCTTCATGCTCGGCGTCTTCGCTTTCGACGGGCTCTTCGTAACCCATTTCAGCGTCGCACGCCTTCAGCATTTCAGCGTCCATGCCTTTGTCCTTGAGCATACCGCGGACCTTTTCCCACGGCTTCGGCTCATCTTCGTCTTCGCCCTCTTTCTTCTTGAGGGGAAGCGCAGAGTTCGGATCAGTCACGGCTTCTGCGTCCTTGCCTTCAACCGCGGGAACCTTTTCCAGAGCGTCCAAAAGTTCGGCGAGACCTTCAGCGCTGGCGTCTTTGGCGAGCAAAGGCGTAATAGCGGTTTTGAGGTCCTGGGCAAGCTTGCCCTTGCGGTCTTTGAAATTCGCGTCAGTGAGCCCCGAAAGCATCGCATCAAGATTAATCTTGGCGTCCTGTGCCAACTTCGGAGCCAACGCAACAACCAAAGCCCCTTTGACTACGGAAGCTTTCCGGGTCATTGGGATGGCGGCCTTGTTGGTCATGGTAGTACATCCTTTTTGAGATGTTGACGAAGATTTTGCACACCCGCGGCCGTCAACATCTCCGGCGGGTAGAAATTGATTTAGGATTATGCAGCGTCAGCGAATGCCGACAGATTGAAGCGATGTGGCGGCGCTTGGTCCTGCACGATTACGTCATTTCCTTGACGCCCCTCGGGGACCAAACAAAAATGATTGAACTCGATGTTCCGCATCACGCCGTCATATTTTTCGCCCTCATACTCGCCGGGCGTAAAATCTGGTTCATAGTGGTAGGCGGGGCTGATCTGGCGCCGCGAACCGTCCTCAATGCCGTCGATTCCTTCTTGGGCGTGGACCGTCAGGCCGTTGTAGATGTAAGGGTGCTCGTATTCCGCCGTTGTGCCGACCGCGCCGACCGTGATGTCCGGCTGGTGATCCTCAGCGGCGACGGGAACATGCTTGATGAGAAGCTGCTTTCCGTTAGCGGTTGGAACCGCCTTCTTCAACTCTTCAGGATCGCGAAGCAGCCGATAAAGCCTGTCAGGTTCGAGCCCAAGCTTTTCCGCATTGGGAATTTCGGAACCGCGGTACTCGCAGATATTGGCCTTGGCGATTGGCGTGCGTTCGACATGCATTTGCCCGTCTCGGTCGTAGGAACGGACAGAGCGCTTGTCGAATGCCATCTTGACCGGCTTGCCAACATCACGGCTAGAATCGAGAGCAAGCACCGGAGGGGTCTTAACGTCAAAGAACGAAAGCAGCGGCAGTTCGTCTTGTGCCTGCTCCCGCTTACGGCGCAGCACGGCGCCAATCGGGAAATCGTCTTCGGCGTGCTCGGGCTCGGCGGACTCTTCCTTGAAAAACTTCGTCAGCGTGTCGCGAAGCTGGTTCAGATCCAGGTCGTCATGCTCGCCTTCATCTTCCTCTTCGGCGAAGAACTTGCGCATGTTGCCCACAAGCGATTTCCAGTTATCCGGCGTCATGTCGTGCGCGTTCGGGCCGACGAATTTCTCGGCGACAGACTTGGGGATTCCGAGTGTTGAGTTGCCCTCTTCGGCCGCCCACATCGCTTTCCGCTGGTTTTCTGATTTCACTGGCATTTCAGCGCCCTTGATTTGTAATCGTTACGCCTTGACATTCGCGTGATGTAATCGTTACAGTGCTGGCGATGCAGCGGTGAGGAAGCGAACCCACATCTGAGAGCCAATCCATTTAATTGGACCGCCAAGAGGGCGAAGCATCTAGGCAAGGTACGGCAAGCCCATAGCCGGAGTAGCGCCCGGCCTGCATCACTGATTAGGAGGCATAAGGACATGACGCTGGATCAGATCGAAGCGTACCGCGAAGATCGACGTAACGGTGAACTTAACCCACAACCTTGCCCCAGCCTTATGCAAGTGGCGCGGCGTACAGGATTGGGTTTTACCCAATGCCCAAAATGCCGAGGCAGTGGCTATACCAAGGCAACTCTTTTGGATACGCCAAAGCAAATACAAATTATGGCGGCACACGATCCAAAAGGTGAAGTACACATTCAGTACGACCGCTGCCCGCAATGTGATGGGGCTGGCGGTTTCGTTAGAGAATAGGAACACCCATGAAACCTGACTTCGAATACCGGCC